TTGTATCAAGAATCTTTGATACGGGTTGTCAAATACAAAACCTCTAATTTTTCCCTGCGTAATATTCGTTTGAGAATAAAAGTTAGAGAATTTTGGCTTCCCTGTTGACGGGTCGCTGTCGATCAAACATCCATTAAAGACACCAATGTTGTCTACATTTGTTACTGCTTCTTGAACAGCAATAAATCCAGCATTGTTGTCATCGATCTCTACAGGATCTCCCTGAAAGATTGATGTGCCTTCGTTGTCCGGAATAAGATATTCCGTCATTTGAAAGTCAGAACTACCAACAGTGTTACCTATAGGTCTAAGACCAAATGGGGCATCTACGTTTGCCATATTGTTATCCTCCTTAAAGGTTCTATTGTTAGCAGTGGGTAGGAATTACTAAATAATTAGTTTTTCTTTGTACCACCAAAAGTTACACGAGTCTGCCTCTCTTGATTGATTGGCATACTTGGGTGCTGTTCCTTTAAGACATCGTTATCTAAAGCTTCATTGCGATCTGCAGTTTTCTGATTGAAAAATGCTTCACGCTGCTTTGCGAGCTCTTCGGGTATCCTTGCCAGCACAAGGCCACCAACCCCGATCACTCCTGCGTATCGACCTTCATCAACAGTTGGATACACTGTACCTGGATATTCGTCAGCCCTTACGAGCTCCCATCCAGATCTTATTTTTCCAGACATGTTCTTTGTATCGTCAAAGCCCATGCTTTCTGCGCGTATCCATCTATGTCTAAAACCGTCTGGCGCAGGCGGTGCGTCTAGTGATGATGGAGGAGTCCAAACTTTGGGTCTTTCTTCTTTAACCCTAGTTGCACTCGCGCGAGAAGTTTTTATTTTTTTATCTTGTTCCATATGCTTATCCCTCCTTCGCGGCTAATTGTTTCGCATACTCTTCGAGTGGCACACCTAGTCGTTTAGAAATTGCTACCTGTGATGGTGTGAGTCTCACAGTTTTTTTGCGTCCTTTTCCGGCTGGACGTTTAGCACTTGCTACGTTCTGAACAGGTTGTTCTTTGGTAGGTTGTTCTACATTATCAAATTTGTGTGGAAACTCAAGTTTAATCCGTTTATCCACCTCAGAATAGTATTCATCTGATTGCGGATCAAAACCTTCTTCCTCCACTAATTTTCTATGTATATCAAAAGCAGTGTAAGTCATGGCATTATCGGTGCCAAACCATGGATTTTTTGAAGCCCAATCTTCTGCTTTTGGGTCAATTTGCTGTTGAGCTTGCGCAAATGGGTCTGGCTGACCTTGTGGCTGAGCAGGTGTAGTGCTTTTTTGTTGCTCTACCTGAACATCTCTTTGCTCTTGAACTTTTTTAATTTGCTGTAGTCTAGCTTCTTCCATGGCCATTTGTGCAATGGCTTTCTGTGCTTCAATCTGTGCATCAACATTTTGTGATTCAACAGCTTGTTTATAAGCTAGCTGGGCTGCATCCATACCTGTCTGAACTTTTGCCTCCAGTTCCTTGGTATAGTTATTACCCAAGGTATCGTATTGACCTCTAACTTTATCAGCTTGCTCTTTTAATTGCTGTGCGTACTTAATAGCCTCTTCTTTTTGTCTTTCGGCTTCACGCATTTTGCGTGTAAGTTTAGCTATTCTTTTTTTGACGCCTTCGCTGTATTCGTCGAGCTCTGCTTTCTTTTCGCTAGCTGGAACATCAGGCTGCTCACTAGGTTTCTCAGATGCGTCAGCGGGCTGACTATCGTTTTCGCTAATTTGTTCAACTTGGATCTCCTCTTCTAATGATTGCTCTGGTGCTGGCGCATCAAGATCAATCTCTGTTGCTTGTTCGTCGGTATCACCGACATCTACTTTATTTTCTTCTTGCATAGATTATCCTCCTCTATGGTTACATTGCGTGCAAGATATCTTCAGGATTACCTATCGTCCCGAGTACCTCGTCATCGTTTAACATTCGTATCTCTCCACCATCGATCTCCATTCGTGATCCTGCATATCTCGCAAAGATCACCCAATCTTTTTCTTTACACCATGGGCCTGTTGGATATTTATCTTCATCCTTGTAACACAGGTCACCCATCTTCAACACATATCCAACTTGCGTTGCAACACGTGCTCTATCTAATGTTTCTTGTGCAATAATAATTCCGCCCTTTGTTTCTTCTTTAACTTTAAAAGGCATGACTAACAACCGCCATCCTGTTGGATTTGGCAGTTTTTCTAAATTTGTTTTGGTATCTTTAGGTTTGCCTGCTTTTTTCTTGGCATGTTCTTGTATTTTTTTAACGTCGTCTTCTGCGTTATATTTATCTTCTAATGCGTGTGATGTTGTCTGGGTCATCTTTTTTTGGCTCCTTTGGTTCAAGCAGGTTAGAGAGTTCCTGATTTATTAGGTCGATTGCGTGAATCTTACCTATCATATATTTATATTCTTCCATGCTGTCAACCCCGCCTGCGGCTAGGCTTGACATTAGAGCTTCTATTTGCTCTTGCATCGTCCTTCTTAGTTTGTAGATTACGTTTACCGGATCTATAGCTTCTGACATATTTTTTGTCCTTGTCTCCTAGTTGCTCCCAAAATACATCGAGAGGGTTGTTACTTTTTAACGAGACTACCGCCAAAATATAATCCTATTATGGCGGATACGAGGTTCGTATCTAGTGGTGTGATGACTATTCCTCTGTGTGCCATCGGCACCCACTTCATTACCTCTTTACCTTCTAAAAATAAAAACCCAGGTTTAAACTCAAGGTACCCTACGATAACTTGCGCCTGTGGATCTATTAGTGGTAAAATTTTTGGTAAAACAACAATCGCAAAGATAGCTGTTAATGCTATTATTCTTCGCGTCCATTGAAAACCAGTGTTCTCGTATTCTCTCGCCTCTTTAAATATAGCTGCTTGCTTGTCTGCTCTAGCAAGTAACATTTTCTGCTCGGCTTGTTTTGCCTTAATGCTTTGTGACCAAATAGTCATAACTCCACCAAGCACGGTGGAACCAAGCATAGTGATCATCTCAAATGGTATACCCACTTAAGACCAGCCTAACTTCTCTTTTATTTTGTCTATAATGTCTTTAATTTTTTCTTTTATTTTTTCGATCATTTCTACTTACTCCTGCTTCATTTAAAGCAATTGCTATAGCTTGGCGCCTATTCTTAACTTTTTTCTTCGATTTGCCAATATTTAATTTACCTTTTTTAAACTCACGCATCACCTTACTAACTTTCTTTCGCTTTTTTTCAGTTGTTTTGGGTAATTGTCTTCTTGAAATAGCCATTTTAAATATTGAAACCAGGTGAAAGATCTAGATTAATCACAGGAACAAGTGATCCTGTAACTGGATCTATTGCAACATCATTAGGTGCCATCAGCGAAGGATCGTTTATTATAAGTCCCTGTTCAGGATTAAATGGGTCTACGGGCTCACTTGCTGGTCCAGACGGATACATGTTAGTTACACCCTCTTCTGGGTTTACTATTGGCATTCTAAAGTCTCCGAACTGTCGTTGATTTATATTAGTGTCCAACCTATTTATTGCGTCGATTTGATTCATTCCTATTTGAGATAGATCAACCGTGGGATCGAACGTATCAACTCCAGTGGTAATAGGATTACCAAATAAATCTACAGCGTTTATTTCTTCAGACACTGTGTCTATGGGTGCAGCTGTTACTCTTGGCATCGTTCCAAATACCGTTGTGCCAAGTAAACCACTTGGTTTTGGCATGGTAAATGTATCACCAATTTGTGTTGTTGTGTTAAGGTCAGCTACGTTTGGAACTCTATTTCCAATAAAGTTTCCAACATCTTGCCTAAAGGCATCAGTGGTTGCTCTATTTGCAAGCAGACCCGCTACGAAGCCACCTATTGGACCAAACAATGCTGAACCAATTCCTGAGGCTATCATTCTACCAGGTGTAAAAGTCGATCTAAGTGCATCAAGGCCTCTTCCAAAACTACCTCTAAATGCATCAATATCAGTTCTTGATGGTAAAAACCCTCTAAAACCTGCTCTGGTTGGGTCTTCTGCTAGTCGCTGTGCGACTCTTGCCTCATTCTCCTTAATCGCAATGTTTGCTCTTTGTATTGCGTCTCTTGTGTCACCTACATACCCAGAGGTGTCCATGTTGTTGGCCAGGTCAACAGCGTCCTGTCGAGTGCTCCTTCTCTGTTTCTCGTCACGCAAACCTGGTCCTGCTGGGCCAAAACCTTTTGACTCTCTAAACTCTCCACTTTGCCTAAAGCCTTTTACTGCCATTTAATTAACCTCTGTTAAATAACATACTTAAAAAATTACGAAGACCCTCGATATCCAGTTCTGAAACAGGAGTTTCTCTCATGTCCTCTGGAAGTCCGCCACCTGGTGTTAAAATAAAAGGAAACTCAAACTCGCTTCCCATTCTATCAGGATCTCTTCGTACAGGAAAACCCTCGCTGTCTAATAAAATTTTAGGAGTAGTTGTATTAGTAGGAACTGGCATAGCTCTCATCTCCTCGTCTTCAGTAATACGCTCTGCTCCTCGTCCAGGTCCTTGGATTCTTGCTCTATCTTGATCAACTGCAAATGATCCGAGTATACTCTCTATCAAAGATCCTAGACCTCTTAGCATCGTTGGATTTATTATCATTTTAATTCACCTCCTTAATGGTTGCTTGCATATCTTTTATGCCTTGTTTTGCGAGAGACACGCTAGCTCTCAATTTTGCGTGTTTGTCATTGTCCTCGATCTTCTTCTCAGTCAATTCTCTGTTCTGCATAAGCTTCATCATGTCAAGATTAGCCTGCTGTTGACCCTCATCCTCTTTTCTTTGCTCTTCACGAGCCTTTAGATCAAGGTCTCTGTCTTTTAATTTCAACACTGGGTCGTTTTCAATCTGATTTAGAACTTCTTTCTCTGCTTTTACATAGTCAGTGGTAAATTCTGCTATCAATTGTGACTTTCTAGCCTCCATAGCTACCTTTGTGCCTTCAATTTGACGTTGTAACTGCATAAATTGCTGGTTTTGTTGTGCCATAGGTCCCATTTGCTGCACCATTGCCTGTGCTTGTAGTGTTAATTGTTGCATTTTGACCATTTCTTCAGCAAATTCCAGCTCAATTTGCTCTGCAGCCATTAAATTTATGTGTTCCATGCAATTTTGTTGCAATCTTGCGAGTGCTCTTGGGTTATTTCGCACCATCATCGTGCCCATAAACTGTATGTGCGCTTTCATATGCGCTTGATGGTCTTGTTTTGGAAAAGCTTGGAACTTTTTATTGTTCAAAGCCATAATGTTTTCACTTGCTGGGTCCATCGGTTGCATTGGAGCAGGCGGGGGCAGTAGTGTGTTAATATCTTTTACACCCAACGCTTCATACATGTGTCTGTAAGCGTGGTAAATATTATGCAAGTCTGGATTTGACATTGCAAGTTGCAGTTCTGTTTGTGCAACTGTAATTCTTTGTGTCTGTGAGAAGATGTTTGGATCAGCCACAGGAATGATATCAACACGATCATCAAAGTCAGCTGCAAATATTTGTCTCTGTCCACCAACAATATCGTATGGATAAACTTTTGGTAGGTATGTTGCAAAGTTTTGTGCGAGCAACATAAACTCACACTTCATCGATTGATACAATCTTTTGTGAATAGCTGACATAACCCGCGATCCGCGCTCCAAGAGCGCTACTGTCGTGCCCACTGCTGCGCTTTGATTGCCATCACCGACCTGCATATCAGCAATCGATGCAAAACGTTGACCTGCTTGTACAACCACGCCCATCAATTGAAGGAGCGTGCCTGACGGTTCTTTGAATGGCAACGTCATAAACGCATCACGTAAATTTCCACCAGGTGAGTCAACATCACGGAACTCGCCCGGCTGCAACGGTTGAGCTTCGTCTCTGACTCTGATGCCTCTTTGTTTGAATCCAGCAGGTAGATTAGACAAGGTGCCTGCATCGAGGAGCTGTCGTAGTGCTGCAGTTGCAGTTCTAGACAATCCGCCGATCATATGAATTAATCCGAATCCATAGAAGCCGAGTCCTGGTAGGAACTTAAAGTGAACGAAATATTCTTTTTTCTTTTTGAGTGGATCTTGTGCGCCGTAGTTTCTACGAATAGAAAGCACGTTCCCCGTTTCGTCGTGCACGGTTACAATGTATGGTAGTTTGATTCCTGTCTCTTCACCTGTTTCAACATTTCTATCTTCATATCCTTCAAGGTCTAACTCAACGTGGCACTCGAGCAGTGTGTGCATTTCTGCAGATGAACCACGACTGACACCTTCTATTCTATCTTTTTTCTCTTTGACATCACTCGTGTCATACGTTGGCTCGCCAATATCTACATCTTTGTAAAAACCAGAAATTTGTTGTTTACGTAAATCATTGCCTGTCATTTTTACAACATGAATAATTGCTTCTGCATCTTCTAGTGAGGTTGCACTGTATGGCACAACCAAATCTTCTGCAGGTATAAACTTAGAAACTGTTCTACCAAGAACAGCATCAAAATAAACTTTTTTAAATGTAGAACCAGCAAGTGGTAAATTAAATAGCATCTGGTCAAACTCTGGCTCATACTCTTTCATGTTAATCATCAGCTGGTAGTTCATGAAATCTTTTACACGTTGTGATTGTTGTTCACGTGCAGCGTCTACCTTGCCGACTATTTGTGTTCTAACTGGTCCTGACGCTGGTAATAATTCTTTGTATGCGAGTGCTTGAAACTGTGTAACAGCTTCAGCTAAAACTGGGTGTGTTGCACCTGATGCACCTTGAAATGGTTCTGATCTGTTTTCGTATTTAAAACCTAGTAGGTCTAATCCTTTAATGTAACCATCTTCCCAATCTGATCTTGAACTTTTATATTCGTTATAACTTTCTTGTAATTCTGATGCGATGTTTATTAGATCATCTTCTTCCATAAACTCCGCCAGGTTAGCGTCATGTAACATGCCACCTTCCAATGCAGCAGCTTGCGGATCAAAATCAATCTCCGCTCCACCGTCCTCTGTTATTTGAATATCTACTTCTCCACCTTCTTGAAATTCTTGTGGCACCGCCACCTCGACATTTTCGTCGATCTCAACTTGTGGCATTTTTTTAGTATCGATACTTTTGTCTATTGCCATTAATAGTACGTCCTCTGTTCTAGTGACACGGGCTCATCCTCGTAGTCTTCAGGGTGTTCAACGAAGCCACCTTGTCTAAATCTCATTACGGCTTGAGTCATGCTATCTACTAAGTCATCGTGTTCACCT